CGTCAGTTACGGGCGACGCAGCGCACACGAATATCGTAAAGCACTACGTCTATGACGAGCAAAATCCTCGCAACTTCTACGTATATCCAGGCGTTTCGGGTGACTCTTATGTAGAGATAGTCTATTCCGCGAATCCTGCGACGGTGGCTCAGAACGGTAACCTCGGCGTACCTGATATTTTTGCGAACGCTATCGCTGATTACGCCCTTTTCCGTGCCTATACGAAAGACGCTGAGTACGCTGGTAACAACCAGCGAGCGAGCACGCATTACGCGTTGTTCATCAATTCGGTAACTGGCAAAGCTCAGATTGACGTTGTTACGTCGCCTAACACCGGCTTGAACCAACAAAACCCAATTTTGCCATCTCAGGCAGCAGGCTAACGTATGGCTACCTACGAATCCCTATTGCCTGAGATTATCCCGATGGTGCCTTCGTGCCCTGATACGCTGATCGAGAACAGTATTCGGTCGGCTACGATAGAGCTGTGTGAAAAATCTGGGGTCTATCAACAAGAGTTAGACCCGATCACAACCATCGCTAATCTGTTCGAGTATGACCTTGAGCCGCCAAACGGCACTGTTGTCCATGAGATTTTATGGGCCACTTACGACGGCACCGACTTAGAGCCGATCACTTCCGCGCTCCTTGAGCAGCGTATTCCTGAATGGCGTAAGGCTGGGAACGAGGGCACGCCTGAGTACTTCGTAAAGCAGTCGCAGAGCCTGTTTTACATAGCGCCTGTACCAAATGTCACCAAGGTATCTAGCGTGCTTATGCGGGCTGTACTAAAGCCTACGCACACATCCACTTCATGTAGCACTGAGGTCATGAACGACTACCGAGACACGATAGTCAATGGCGCATTGTTACGTTTGTTGCGAATGCCTGGGCGTGAGTGGACGGACTATGCGGGCGCGGGCGTTTTCGCATCACTATTTAACGAACAGCTCGTCGAAGCAGAGAAGCGCGGACGGCAATCAGAAACCAGAGTAGCTAGGAAGGTGAAGTACGGTGGAGTCGGTAGAAACTACAAACTTACAAGAACGCGGTACTCGAAGGGATGAGCCGGTTCTTGGTGATATTCGTGAAGACTGGGATCGTGTTCGTCTTGGTGTGGAGGCAATCCTACAGGCTCATCCGCAGCTATCTTTCCGGCCTGAAGATGTCTACGCCGAAGTGGTTGCAGGGAATGCGCTCTATTGGAAAGCGCCTGAAGGGTTTGTTGTCACGACTATTGAGGTGGATGGATTCACATCCAAGAAGACCCTCCTTGTCTGGCTTGCGTACTCCGATGAGCAGGGTCAGAGAAATGTTCTCAAGTATCAGGGCTTCTTCAAGAAGGTAGCTTCTGAAATCGGCGTAGAGGCACTTGAGGTGCGAACTACGGTACGGCAAATGGAACCAATCCTGATAGATCAGGGTTGGGAGATAGATCAAATTGTTTACAGGTACAGGTTAAGCGATGGGCAGTAAACCAAAGAAAAGCGAATACCAAGCTACTCCCGAAGAGAAGGCCTCGGCGTCCGTTGCCAAAGCCCAATACGATTTTTTCAAGCGGAACTACGCACCGCTGTTGCGAGATATGCGCGATCAGTCACAGTCCGAAGATAATCGACGGGCTCTTCGTGGACGCGCTAGCGCTGACACGATGCAGGCTCTGACTTCTAACCCCACGTTTCGGGGGGCGCAAGATGTATCAGCTGTTGGTGATTTATCTCAGGCACTCGGTGGTCAGCTCGGTATTGCTGACGCGTCGGCCAAAAAGATCCAAAACCAGATGGCGACGAACGTCCTTGGTACGGCTCGCGGTCAGGCTTCCGATGCTCAGAGTGGCATGGCTCAGGCATCCCGTTTAGCAACCAGTGAAGCGCTGGATAGGGCGAAAAACAATCAGCTCGTAAGAGGCGCTCGCAATGCAGCAGTAGCAGACGTCGTCGCTACAGGTTTCGACCAGTATTCGCAGAAAAAAGCTGGCAAGAACAAGGATAACTTTGGCACTCGTTTCTTCGATGCGTTGCAGGGGGGTTAGATGGGAAGAATGCAACCTTATATGGGCGGGATGAGCGTCAGCGAAAGCAGTAGTAATCCGTATAACTCAATTGGCGGTTTACCAAATGTGTCCGACCCCCGTGAAACAATGGCGGGAATCACTCGCGGTGAATACAACGATTACGTCCGCGATTATCAAGGCTTTGAACGGGCGCAAATCAAGAAGGCGCAAACCGATACGTCGTTGATTGATTCTGCGCGAGAAGATAGTGCTATGGCTGGCCAGATATCAGGGCAAGTAGCTGATCGTAATATCGGTCGCTATGGCACTCAGTTGACACCTGCGCAGCTGCAGCAGCAACAAGGTTCACTTCAACGCAGTACAGCCCTTGGTTCTATACAGGCTCTCAGCGATGCCCGTATTGCTCAGCGAGAAGTCAATCAGACGCTGCTAGCTGACCTCATCAACATCGGTCAGGGCGTCAATAGATCTTCTCAGAGTCAGCTAGCAAGCGCGGCTTCGGATCAAAGTGCCAGAGAGCAAGCGTACAAAAGCGCGAAAGCACAGTCGAAAGCGCAGACATATCAGACGGTTGGAACACTCGCGAGTGCTGCGCTAATTGCAGCGTTCATTTAGGTAAATATATATGGCGACTATATTAGACGGCTTACAGAGGGGCGCAAATAGGTCTCGCAGCTACTTTGACCGCCAGACTTCTAGGCGTTTGGCCGCAGAACAGGGAGCGCGTGCGCAGTCAGATTTTGAACAATCAGAGCGCGATCAGGACTACACGAATGTGTTTGTACGGTTGCGTGATCAGGGTCTTGTTACGGTGGATACCGATGCCGATAACCCCCGGATCAGGTTATCCAAAGATTTTAATACCCGTTTGGCCGCTGGTGATGCTATCGCTCAGCAAGCGGCTATAGATATTGCGAACCGAGGGCTTCAGGGCAAAGTGCCCGATGGGTTTAATATAGATCGTATTGATACGATAAAAGATGAAGGCGGCAACTCTACCTTCGTAGTAGGTGGTGTAAACGCGGATGGGAGCCGAGGCGTACTGACTGAACAGGGCACTTCCGACGATAACGACCTTGCCAAGCAATTTGGAGGTGACGAGCTTTTCAAACAAGTACAGTTTGCTTTCCAAGATCGTAACGGTGTGCTGTATGGGCAGCGTGCAGTTGACCTAAATTCTTTTGCTAACAGCAGAGAGCTTATAATTGCCAACGGACAAGGCGAACTTTTTGCGGCTTTACAAAGCAATCCAGCAGCGCAGCGGCAGGCAGCAGCTACTATTGCAGCCTCTGATACCCCCGAAGAAGAAGCGGAGCTTACTAATCAGCTGCGCCAAGATGTGGGACTACCGGCTGTTGAAATCCCTCCTGAACCCGAACCCGAACCCGATCCTGAGCCTGAAGCGGCTTCTACGCCAGCGGCTAAACCTGCGCCCACGGATAACTCTGCGCAGATAGCAAAGCTAGAAAAAGAATTGGCCGCTATCGAAGGTCGTAAGACAGGTTCATCTCGTGCAAACGTGCGTGCTGCAGAGCGTAAGCGAGCAGAGATCCAACGCCTTAAAGATGAGTCGGAGCCAGAAGAACAGGGCTTCATGTCTCGTATTTTGGCGACTCCAGTTAGGACACCAGGGGCACCACCGATACCGGCCAAAGTTGAGCAAGTGATAGCTCCGGTTGTCGAGGACAAAACTATTGCCGAGATTGACGAGGCTGTGGATAACGGCGACCTACAAATAGACCAAGAGACAGCTGCAGCTGCTGCGCAAGATTTACGGGAACAAGGCGTAGAGACCGCCGCCGATTTAGCCAAGCTAGATCCGCGCCGTCAGGCTTTTGCGTACGCGATGATCATTGCGTCAACACCTAACGACGGTAACCGACGCGCTGTTCAGGATCAGCTTATCAACATACTTGAAACTGGAGTATCGGATCGTGGGGTTGAAGCTCGGCAGCAGGCTCAACTCGACCTTGATTACCAAAAACTTGCCAGAAACCTCTTCAATGATCGCCAGCGTA